TAACTCCTGTAGCTTGAATGTAAGTAACTCTAGCAGGACCAATATTAGTAGATCCTCCTGAAGCAGTTTTTACCTGTCCGTCAGCTGTAAGTGTTGTAAATTTTTGGTCTGATGACATATTGTTTTCTCCTTAATTAATTTTAAGTGGGCCCGGAGGCCCACCTTAATTACTTATTAACTTAAATTATTATTTTGTGAATACAAAAAAGTAATTCTAGTTGATCCTGCATTTGTTGCAGCAGATGCAGTTACAGTTATTCTAATATCTGTAGTTCCTGTATCAGACCAAGCTTGTGCTCCACCAGCTTGAGTTGTTGGGTATTTTCTACCAACACCTGTTCCAAGTGCATATGTATTAATTATACTTGTTGCTCCACCGGCTACGTCACCAATACTTAAATTAGTTGCGCCAGAAGCTGCTACTACTGAATCTATTACCACATCAATAATCTGTGAGTTTGCTGGAATAACAATATTTGTTACGTCTGCAGCAAGTGCTCCACCAGATAAATCAATAAGGTGTGTTTGAGTCATTACAACTTGTCCAACATTAGCAATGTTAGTACCGATAGTTGTACCTGTAGTATTTTGAATCGTTCCCGCTTTTATAGGTCCCGAAAATGTAGTTGATGCCATGATTATTCTCCTAGTTAAATTCTACATAGTCTCTAGGCCGTCGACTATACTGCGTCTATGCAGAATATTAATTTATGTATAGTGAGTAATTTGTATACTACTTTTGAATAGAGTGCAAGAGATCCTACAGTGTGGAGTGGAATTTTTCCAACGATGTAGCTTTTGATTAAGTAGCTACTGAAACTTCTGGAGCAGAACCTTCAATTGTGTTCTGTCTATGGGCGATCTGAGCTTCTTCTAGCTTGATCTTTGTGATGATTTCTTTGACTTTGTCATCAATTCTAACCATCTCAAGAGTATACCTATTATTATCTAGGTGCTCCTGTTCCCACTTCAACTCCAAGGACCTTTTTGCTTTGTATAGGTCTTGTATCATTTATAACTTCCTCATAAGTTATTCTATTTATCTTGTTGTCATAACTGACGCCAAGATTTTCCCAAACTATACTATTTTCTCCTAGTTTGTCAAGGATTGCTTTTTCAAGCGATTGAGGGTTGTCTTCTGATATAACTTGAAACCTAGAGTGATGATCGTAGGCCCAAATATTAACCAGAAAAGTTTTCATTTATTTGTTGAAATTATAAAGCTGAAATTTCTGTTTTTTTAGCTGTTAAAAAAGTTATTTTTTCTTCAGCTAGGGCTAATTTTTCACCTGATGCAGTTTTTTTTAACTGTTCATTTCTTTTAATTCCATTTTCAATTTTTTCTAAAATTTTATTTTTATTTTTTGGTGTCCAATCAGCTGGTGCTTCTTTTAATCTTTTGTATATTCCCATAATTTTTCTCCTTAGTTATGTAGCCTTTATACAAGGCTACATAAAATATTTCAAGCTTTAATTACACGTCGAATGCTGGTGCAGGATACAGAGCATCATATGAGCCACTGTTTGTATTGAACGCGTATGCAGTCATAATTGCTCCACCGTTATCGGCTAAAATTACCGCTGCTTTTCCATTTGCCCCAGGAGCACCTGAAGTTACCTCCATGTAAGTTGCATCTAGAGCTATGAACTCTGCACTTCCACTTCCTGCTGTCGTAGCTGCATCAACTAAAACCTGAAGTTCCGCGTATGTTTTTTTTGGTATTCCACCGACTGCTCCACCATTTGCATCTACTAAAGTATCAACTTGGACAGTGTCGTTTGGAAATAAGTTTATTGTTGCCATGTTATTTTCCTCTTAAGTTAATTTATGAGGGGCGTAATCGCCCCTCATTTAATTATTTATTACGCTCCAGCAGAAGCATACATACCTCTTGGATCCGAGAATCCAAAAGAGTATCTCTCTCTTGCTTTGTATCTAACGTTACCAGTGTCAAAGTCACCTTCCATTTTAGTGGAAATAGGTGATCTATTGAACATTTTCATGCCATTAGGAACATCAGTTTTAATATAGAACGCGTCTGTATCAGTTAAGTAATGATTAATTACATAACCTTGAGGTACCATTCCTCTAGATACGATAGCATTAATATTGTTATCTGCTGTATCCGTCTGACCTTTTGATTCCATTAGTCTCTCTGCTGTAAATTGCTGATTAGGGTGAATGATCATTTTCATTCCTCTAGCAGCGATTTTTAGACCTCTTTCATCAGTGAAAGCAGAAATATCAATTAGAGATTGCTCTAATGATGTTTCATTAAGGTCAGCAGGAGTTTGCAATTGGTTAGAGAATGTTCCCGCTAATGTAGGGTGGTTTACAATTGCTCCACCTGCATTATTACCGAAAAGTGATACTCCGTCACCACCTGCAAAGTTTCCATCGAAACCATTGTTCAGGACGTTAGCCGCTTTAACTTGTTTAGTATTAGCCATAGATCTAGCTAATGCTTTTGTATATCTAGACGCAAGTCTATCATACAAATTGTCTTCAATTGCTTCTTCAGTAATTGAAAACGCTAAAGCGATTGTTTCATGCGTATAACGAGAAGTAAAAGTCTCTTGCGCATCATCGAATGATACACCTTGACCTTCAGCTTTAACTTGCGCATTACCGAAACCAGATAACATTACTTCTTCTTCAAAAGCTCTGTCAGATGATTCAGTATCGAAAATCTCAGCATGTTCGTTCTCGTAGTTTTTGTATTCCAGGCCGAACAGGGCGTTCAATCCTGGCTCTAGTTCTTTAACTAGTTGTGATCTTGATATTGCCATAATTTATTCTCCTATTCTCCTATTATACTGACGCTATATACAAGTTAGCTAATGGGTTCATTACAACTACCATGTTTGCACCTGCAGCTGTTATGTCTTTATTCTCAGGGTCTTCTGCGACTCTGACAATTTTCCACATAGAAGTACTTGCAGCAGCAGCTAAATCTAAAGTTACAGTCGATTGACCGTCTTTATTATCAGTTGCTGTGAAATCATTTACGTTGAAGTTTTTTCCATTATTACTTGTTGGACAAGCAGCATCAACTTTAACCATATATTCTTGGATTGGGTCGTCATTAACAAATGCTTTCCCGTTGTTGTTGCCTGTATTATAATCAGTTCCAAAGTTAGTTCCCGCGTCTACGAAATTAACAAATCTTGGTTTCTTAGTAGTGTTATCAACGTAAAAAATTCCGTTAAATACACCAACTAATTTTGACTGAGTAGTTGCATTATAAGCTGCACCACCAGTACCAGTGTCATCTGTAGTTGCGAAAGAAGCATCTTGTAAAAATCCTTCTGATCCAGCTGCGTCTTGCAGTGAAACAGGATTACCTTTATAGATACCTACACCTGGAGCTGACTCGACTAAGTATTCAGACTGACCGCCGATTGAAGGTGTATTACCTAATCTTTCGATCATTCTTAAACCAAAGCCTGTAGTTGAGCTATTAGCCATAGTTGTTTCTCCTTTATGTGCCTGTCCCGAAGGACCTCCAGCACGGTTTAATTTAATTCAGCGGATAAAAATTGTTAAAAAATTAACGTTTCTTAGAACCACCAAAAGTTACACGAGTTTGTCGATCACTATTGATCGGCATACTTGGATGTTGTTCCCTCATAAGATCGTTGTCGATTGCTTCATTTCTCTCCTGAGTTTGCTTTTTAAAGTACTCAGTTCGAGATTGTGCGATCTCTTCCGGTAACCTTGCCAACACAAGGCCGCCTACTCCGATAACTCCTGCGTATTTTCCTTCTTGCATAACGGGGAAAGAACCTTCTGGATATTCATCAGCTCTCACTAATTCATAACCTGATCTAATCTTCCCTGACATATTTTTAGTGTCGTCAAACCCTAAAACTTCTGTCCGTAACCATCTATGCTTAAAACCTTTCGGCGCAGGTGGTGCATCTAAAGATGACGGGGGAGCCCAAGTCGTAGGTCTTTTTTCTTTAGATCTAGACTGGCTTGCACGGGTGGTCTTTTTGTTTTCTTCATTTTTCATATGCTATACCTCCTTCGTGATTTTTAACTGTTTCGCATATTCTTCCAGTGGCACACCTAATTTTTTAGCAATTGCTACCTGTGAAGGTGTGAGAGACACAGTTTTGCGACCGGGTTTGACAGAACGTCTAGCCGAAGCTACCGTTCGTAC